ACGGAACCCGACCCAGCCGCTGAAGACGGCGTGGATGCGGAAGACGGTGCAACTCATGGCCAAATTTAATGAGAGGCAACATGCGGCTGAAGTTATGGCTTTGGCTAATCGGTTGGATGGGAGACTTCGCCAACAGTTTCTCGACGCGATTAACCGCCTAAAAAACCAGGATATTGATTGGGTCAAAGTCCAACAGTATCTCACCGACCATCGCCCCGACTTGGTGATGTCGTACCTGGACTCGCGCCTGATTGCCAATAGTTTTGCCGGTTTTGGCCAAGCGGTCACAGATGCTTTTATTGCAGGTGGCGCACTAGCAGCTAAACTGGCACCCATTTTCACGACCGAAACCGGCGTGCAAATCAACGTATCGTTCAACGTCGCAGTTAATCGGGGTGATGCAAAGATACCAGATGCGCGAGATTCGTGGCATTACGGACAACGTGCGTGCCTCCATACAGGCCGTTTTGAACCGGACGGTAGCCGAGGGTATCAACCCCATTCAAGCGGCGCGTGAAATCCGCCAGTTTATCGGGTTGACCGAATCCCAAATGAAGGCGGTTCAGAATTATCGCCAGATGCTGGAAGACAGGCCACTGGCCGCACTGAATTCCCAGCTCCGGGATAAGCGGTTCGACCGGACGATTACCCGTGCCGATTTGAACGCGGCCAAGCTAACTTCCCAACAAATTGATAAGATGGTAGAGCGTTATGCGGATAGGTATCTCACCTACCGGGCAAACACCATCGCTCGCACTGAATCTATTCGGGCCTTGAACATGGCCAATCACCAATTATGGAAGACGATGGTTGCCGAAGGAAAGATTGACGAAAATCGCATTAAACGCATGTGGGTGTACTCGGCGGATGATAAAACCAGGGCGGCACACGATGGCCGTCAGCCTGATGGTATCCCGTCCATCAATTCCGAAGGGGTGGGTTTGAATGAACCGTTTCAATCAAATTATGGGCCAATTATGTATCCTGGCGATCCAGATGGAGCCGCAGCTAATGTTGTCAATTGCCGTTGCACTGTATTCGTAAAAATTACTGGGTAGGTGAGGGATTATGGGTAGAGAGTTAATGTCTGACGCCGCAATGTCGGTATTCGCAAAAGGATTCAAA